CGCCGGAGATGGACTGCGTCAGCGCGGTCAGGTCAGGAAGGGTTGCCTGAGCCATACCGACATACTCAACAGAGTCTTCGTAGACCTTGAAATTGATAATGCTCTGATCCATGATTCAAACCTCCTTTTAGCCCTGCAGGGCGCTGGTGACATAGCTGGCGTCATACTCCAGCACGAAGTCGATCTCCTGAGCGGGAGAGGGCGGCGTCATGTAGACATGGAGCTTGATAATGCCGGCCATGAGGTTGGTCAGCGGGTTTTCACTCTCCAGCATCTCCACGCGAGCGCCCAGGAGGTAGCCCATGCCCACCAGACCGTTGAGCCAGATGTTGGCGGTGTCGAGAACGGTGTCGATCAGGCGGCGGTTCATGGGCTTGTCCAGCTTGCTCCAGAAGGTCTTAACGAGGGAGTTGCCGACCCAGCCGAACATACGGCTGACGGGGATAAAATAATCCTTGACGTCGGTGTTGGAGGGATAGCAGGCGGTATAGTTACCCCATGCCACCCAGCCGCTCATGAAGTTCAGCGCCGTGTCCACGCCGATGCCGTTGAGATAGTTGGCCTGCGCCAGCGTCAGGTTGACCTCGGTGCCGTCCTCCAGGCAGAGGCCGTCGCACTGCAGCCCCTTGTTGGACGGGGACTCGTAGGGGCAGCCGCCGTTGTCGGTGTCGATCTGCGCCATCAGGCCGGCGAGCTGGGTGGACATGTGGAACTTGTACTCGCCCAGCTTCAGCATGGGCCAGAGGGCGATCTCGTCCTCGTCGGAGATATTGGCGGCGTTCTTCTTGGTGAGGACGTCGGAATAGGAGCGTGCGCCGGAAGCGCCGCAGTCGATGTCGATCAGCGCCTTGGCACGGAACAGGCCGTTGATATTGCCGGCCTTGGCGGTCATCGCGGCGGCTACGGTGGACTGCTGGGAATAGCCGGGGGCGCACAGCAGGTCAGGAACAACACCCAGCAGGGTCAGGCACAGCTCCACATTTTCCATCGCAGAGGCGATGTCGGAGGTGGTAACGACGGACGCCTTGACCTTGTTGTAGGCGATGTTTACCTGCTCAGCGGAATAGGCGCTGCCGGTGGACAGCAGCTCTACCACCAGATGCTCACCGCTGTAATAGGCGTTGTAGTCGGTGCCGGACACATAGGCTGCGCCGGTGCCGCCAGCCGCCTTAACGACCAGCGCAGAATCATTGATGGCTTCGACAGGCAGCAGTACCTCGTGATTCGTCACCGCCATGTCAGAGGCAGCAGACGCTTCCTTTGCGGTGCTGATGTCGAGGACGTTGCAGAAGATGACAGGCTGGCAGGCGAACAGTTTGAAGTGCGAATACATGAATTCGCAGAGCGTGTAGGTAGCCCAGTCATCGGAATAACCCAGCTTCTCCACAGCCTCGGCCCAGCTGGTGCAAAGGACAGGAGTGCCGGCGGAGGCAGGCTTGTCTGCCACCTGAACAGGAGCCAGGCCGACTACGAAGGGAATGCCGGACTCCGCCACGACAGGGGTACTGACGCTGGTTGCCAGCTGAGAAACATATACGCCGTGGTTCATTGAAAATTCCTCCTTACTTCATGCCCTTGGCCAGCTTGTGATAATTCACATACAGCAGGTTGCCGGGCGTTTTGACTTTGATACGGTCGGTGGGAAGCGTTTCGTCGCTCACCACCAGCGACGCGATCAGCGGGTACTGTGCGATCACAGGGGCGAGGGCGTCAAGGACTTCCTTCCGGCCGCCGCGATAGATGGTGCCGCGCTGGATCACGCCCATCATGGTCGGCCCGAGATAGACGCAGAAGCTGCCGCTGTCGGCAGGCTTCTTCAGCGCGGCGGGCTTTTTCTTTGCCGCCTTGGGCGCGGCTTCGGCGGTCTGCTCCGCCGTGTCGATGATTTTTTCGCTCATAAGTTAACCTCTCTTTCCACGGGGGGAAGTATCCATGTGGAGATCATTTCTCCCACGAAATAGGGGGCGGTGTCATCGGGATAGACCAGCACCTCAAGCCCTGCTTCCAGATCAAGGGTGAACTGCTCTCCGATGACGACCTGCCGCAGCAGCGCCACGCGGATGCGCTCCATGAGGTTCAGCAGCATCAATCCGCCCTCCTGCTCGTCATCGTTATAGACGCAGCAGATGGAGCGCACCTTTGCGCTGGAGGTCACGCGCTGTCCCTGCGGCTGCTGATCCATGCCGGTGATGATCTGGTGCAGCACATAGGGGGCTTTCTTGGTGGCGGAAGTTCCGTCAGGCAGGCGCGTCAGGTAGACGTCGGCCGGGCGGTAGCCCTGCTCCGTGTCTCCCTTCTGCATTCTGGTCGGCATGATCAGGTCGGCGGTGGCCTCCTTGGTGAAGTCCCGCAGGCGTTCCAGCAGAATAATTCTCGTCATAAATCAGCCTCCCCATCCGTTCAGTACGCGCAGTATTTCATGCTCGATGCGCTTTTCGTAGGTGTCGCGGATCGTCTCGTCCATCTTCTCGATGACCTCTTCGTTCCGCATCATATGGCCGGTGGACGGGCCGAACTTCTGCTCCACGGGAAAGCGGGGCGCGCCGACGCGCTCAAATACGGCGGTCGGGCCGAATATCTTTGCCACGAAAGCGTGCTGCAAGGTGGCGGCTCCGCCGTTACGCTTGACCTGCGTCTGAACGGTGCCGTCCCGGCTGTAGGTGGTGTTGAAGGTCAGCAGCGGAAGGACGGTGCCGGAGAAGCTGATGCTCATACCCATCACGCCCCCTGCGCCGCCCGTGATGTGGCTCTTGGAATGGACGTTGCGCATGAAATCGCCCTTGTTGATGGTGTACTCGGCGGCGGCGAACTGTCCGGCGCGGGTCTTGGCTGTGTCTCCGGCGCGTTTCAGCGCGGAGAACGCCGCCTTGTAAACGCCGCCCGGCACGTTGTGCAGCAGCTTGTTCACGCGCTCCAGGCTGTCGTCGCCGACCTCGTTGACGCGGATAAAGCTCATTCGTCAACCGCCTCCAATTCCACGCGGAGCATACCCATCTCGCAGACCGAAGACGCGACGTAGAACTCGCGGAAGAAGCCCCCGCCGCCCTCCTGGTCGTTGATCCGGATACGCTGTCCCCGCTCCGGCTGCGCCCCGCCGAGATCGGACAGGGCGCAGTGGAGAACGGAAGAGACGATGTAAAGCCCCTGGGCATGGTCGCTCATCAGCTGACGGCGATCCTTCTCCTTCAGACCGGAGAGGACGATGGGGATATCCTCGTAGGTCGCCCCATCATACTTGACGGTGCGCTTCTCTGCGAACTCGTCACAGTTGAGGAACACGCCGAAGTTGTCGCGGGCGACCATATCCTTGAAGCCGCTCATACCACAGGAGCCTCCGGCGTCAGCACAGGGGGCGCTTCGCCGTCGTCCACGCCGTCGTCGTCCTCGGCGATCGCGTCCTCCAGCGGAACATCCGTAATGGCGGCGATCAGCTGCGCCTTGGTCTTGAGCTTAGCGGTGTCGATACCCATCTCCTTGGCCAGCTCCGTGAGTTTGGCGTTGGTCAGCGTTTTGAGCTGCTCGGGGTCAAGATGGGCGCTTTCCGCGTCCTCTGCGCCCTCGTCGCTGTTAGATGGGTCAGCGCCAGCCCCGCCGCCGTCCTCGCCCGCAGGGGGCGTTGCAACGGCGGGAGCGGGCGTTTCCTCGGCGGGGCGGGCGACACACAGGGCAAAAAGGCGCTGCGCCTCCTCTTCGGAGACCTCACAGATACCGCCGCGGTCGATGGGAATGGGGTGCTTCGAGCCATCCGGTCTGTAGCCGTATGTGCCGCAGATGATCTCAATTTTCGTCATAGCAGTCTCCTTTCCGTGCCGGGTCAGGACACCACTTCGGCCGCGTAGATGTACGGGCAGTAGTTGTGGGGAGCAGCCAGCGGACGCGCGCCCAGACGCAGCTTGCGGATGTCCGCCTCCTGGTTCAGAGAGAACTTCGGAACGCGGATCGCCGCATGGGACGCGAACTCGGTGGAGCCGTAGTCGATCTGGGTGATCTGGCCATACATCAGATGGCCGCAGCCGGGGGCGGTGACCATGGCGGAGGTGGCGGGGAAATACTTCTGCTCCGCGCCGCTGCCGTCGATGTAGGTTTCGTCTACGGAGATCAGGTTCAGCTTGAAGCCGCCGAAGTTCAGCGTACCCATATAGACCACGCCATCGTAGCGGCTGAGTTCCTGGTCGATGGTACCGATGATGATGCCGCTGTTGCGGTCGAGCAGCTTCTGCACCTTCTCCATGTCGAGGATCGAGTCGGCTGCGTCAGAGCCGAGCACCAGGTCAACCGCGCGCAAGCCGCGCTTAGAGAGCTTGCGGCACATCGCCTTGACGTCGCCGAAAAAGTCCCCGCCGGTGGCGTTCCACTTGGTGGCCACGGTATAGGTGTGATCGCTGGCGTCATCGAAAAACTTGACATACAGCTTCTCGCCCTCGGTCTTGTCGTCGATGTAGGTCTGCATGGTGCAGGCGTTGTTGATCATGGTCTGCGCGCACATCCACTCCTCGCGGCGCACGATGCGGCGGTCCATGTCGGTCAGGTCACCCAGCTGCAGACGGGCCGCGCGCTGGGCGGGGGTGCTGTTGGCGTAGATGGCCTCGCCGAAGCCGCGCTTGCGCAGCTCGTCCAGCGTCAGCAGGCGGGACGGAGCGATAAACGCGGGCTGATACTCGTGGATCTCGTAGCCGCGGCGATCCATGGGGATATCGCCGGCGCGGGCGGAGACGAACGCGGCCATCTTGCGGTCGCCCTTGCGGTACTCGGTCAGCACCTTGTCGCAGGCGAAGATGTCGCCCTCCCCAGTGGGGAAGTAGCGGTCCTTGAAAAAGGTCTGCTGAGGAACGATCTCCTCGGTGATCGCCATCAGCACATAGGTGTCAAAGAAATTCAGTTCAGCAGCCATTGTTTATTCCCTCCTTAGTTGGCAGCGGCAGCAGCCTTGAAGACGATGCCGCGCATACGCAGGTTGTCCTTATCGCCCTCGGTGATGGTGTAGCTGGCCGAGACCGTCACCTTGCCGATGTCGAAGCAGCCAGCGGTGTAGACAGCTACCTTCTCGTCGGCAGCGGTGCCGACCTCGATGTCATCACACAGAATGCAATCGGGGGTCAGCGTTTCGTTGCTGACAGCCGCAGTACCCAGCACCACCAGCTTGCCGTCGCCGGCCGTGCCGGAGGACTTGGCGAGGATGGTGCCGCGCTTGAGCGTGGCCGCAGCGGACAGCTTGCGGATAACGCCGCCGCGCACTTCGGGCGCGGGCTTGATGTCGGTGATCAGACCGTCAAAGGTCATCTCGCCGAGCTTTTCACTCAGATTGATCATGTTCTTAGCCCTCCTTCTTCTTGCCCAGCAGGTCAGCGACCATGCTCCGGGCGTTGGTCATGCGCGCCTCGGGGGTGTCGTTCTTCTCGCCGTCTTCGCCCTCGGGCGTTTCGACTGCGGGGGCAGGAGCGGCAGGAACGCCCTCGGCGCCGGATTCCTCGCCGTCATCTTTCAGATCGGCCAGAAACTTCTTGCCCTGCTTGGCGGCGTTCTTGGCCGCTGCCATCAGCAGGTCGGCAGCAGAGCAGGGCTTGTCGCCGTACTTGGCCTGCTGCACGTCCGTCGCGTCGAGCAGACCGGAAATCTCGTCGATCTCCTGCATACGCGCACGCTCGGCCTGGATCGCGGTGTTGACCGCCTCAGTGTGATCGACGGAAGCGCGGGCGTCGGCCTCCACCTGGGCGATCTCGTCCGGGTACTTTGCCCGGAGCTCTTCCTTAGTCATGGAAATTCCTCCTTCATCGCCGGTGACTTCCGGCTTGTTTTTATCTGTCTCAACCGGGGCGGAGGCCTCGGGTGTGACCGTGGGAATGTTGTCCGGCGCAAACATGCCGGGGGCAAGGTGCATCTGCCGCCCGTTCACGAACAGGCTGCGCCCGTCCGCGCTGGCGGCGATGCTGGTCGGCTCCGCGTCCTCGATCAGTTCGTCCGCAAAGCCCTTGTCGATGGCCTCGCGGCCTGTCATATAGGTCGTGTCTGCCATCATGTGGGAGATCACCGTGGCTGACAGCCCGGTCTTGCGCGTGTAGACCTCCATCTGCATCTTGTCCCACGCTTCCTGCTGGGTAGCCTGTTCCCGCAGCTCGTCAGCGTTGTAGCCGCCCCACAGGAAGGTCCAGCATTTGTGAATCATGATGAGGCTGGAGGGATTGACCCTGACCGTATCGCAGGCGCACATGATAAGACTGCCGCCGCTCATGGCAACGCCGTCCACGATGCAGGTAAGCTTCGTGCCGTTCCGCGCCAGCTCCCGCAGGCGGTTGTGGATCATGTTGGACGCTCCGGCGTCGCCGCCGTAACTGTTCATGCGGATAGTGATGGACGTGCAGCCGGAGATCTGCTTGAGGTCCTCCAAAAACTCGGAGAGCAGGATATACTG